ACAACTGTTAGAAACTCCCTCAAGGTCATGGGCGATACCGACATGTTCGGTGATGTTACCATGCATGGTGGATCTAATAGCGGTACAGTTACTGTTAATAGAGCAAGACTGGGTACAACCAAAGTTGCTCATTCTAAGGGTTCTCTTGCAAACATCAACGTTGACTTCTTCGAGTACATCGATGATATTGATGGTACTGAGATCATCAGCGCACTCAATACAGTCAATGGTACATTCTCTGTTGCTGATAACTACTTCCTCGATGGTAACACTGTAAGACTTACAGATACTACTGGACTATCCAACAACGTTGATACCACAACCACATACTTTATTGTTAATAGCAATACTGCTGCTGGTACATTCCAGATTGCTCTCACTGAAGGTGGTACACCAGTAGTTGTTTCTGGTACTCCTGGAACTGCAACTGGTATTACACTACAGAACACTCTGGTTGATACTGGATCTGGTATTACAACATGGACCTCAAACCCAGTTGATGCTGAGTATGAATATCTACCTGTTAATAACGTTGAGGGTATCGAGATCGGTGACGTTCTCCTTATCAATACTGAACTTGTTCAGGTTGTTTCTCCTGGTGCTGATGCTACAACTAGACTCGTTAAGGTTTCTAGAGGTTATGATTGTACAACCGTACAGCAACATAACGACAACAGCGTTATCGTCAAACTAGGTAAGTCTGCAGGTGCAACTTATCTGGTTGGTAGAGTACCACAGAACACGGCAAATCTTGCTGTTCAAAATGTTGTTGATGTAACTGATGTTATTGAAGTCAACCTTGGCGAACTACAAAATGGTGATGCATTCACATTTGGTAGTGTTGGTAGTATCGTCGGCGTAAATGCTAATACAACATATTATGTTGTTAATCAAGTAGATGATATTCCTAACAGCAGAACTAAGTTCAATATTTCTCTTGACCCAGGTGGTAAAGCAGAAGCTATTGCTGGTAGTGCTGGTAGTGCAACTATCGAGTTTAGTGATACTCTTGTCGCACTTGCTGAATTTGGTGGATCATTTAAGGTCAATGACTATCTGAGACTCAGTGGTGGTGCTTCCTGCCCATCTGGTGAATTTGTCCAGATCACTGCAGTTAACGACACCAACGCTGAGAAGTTTACTGTTAACAACGGTGCTAATCAAGATAGATTTGTTATTGATTCTGTCTTTGGTGGTGTTGAGTCTACGATTCTATCTGATCAAGACTTTACAATCAATCTTACTTCTGATGCTGCTACAAATCCAACTGATAACCAGTTTAGAATTATAAATGGTCAACCTACTGCTAACACAAGACTCACAATCAATAGTGATGGTGAACTGAATGTTGTTGGTAATGGTACTGAGACCAATCCAAAAGCAAGAATTGATAAAGATGGTAATCAGTGGCTATCTGGTAATCTAAGAGTTACTCTTGGAACTGATAATGTACCATCTGTAGATGACGCTGAACAGGCGTTCTACGTTAACGGAACAACTGGTGATACTGAAATTGCTGGTTCTCTGTCTATCGATGACGACTTTAATGTATTCAGTGGAACAACTGGTGTTCAGTTTGGTTCTGCTTCTACTTCTAAGTTCAGAATTGATGCAGGAACTGGTGATACAAGAATTGGTGTTGCTGGTTCTGCACTAGGTGATGGTGATCTAACGGTCAACGGTGGTCATGTTAACATTGTTAGCACATCCACTACAACACCAAATAGTACAGATTACGCACTGAACATTACTAACCTTGGTAAGAGTGCAGACAGAAACTTTAGAATTCGTCAAGATGCTGCTATTGATGCATTTGGTAACACTAACTTCTTTAATAGAAACGGTGGACGCAGATGGGATTTCGTCAACTCTGATCAAACGTTAAATAGTGGTAGAAACTACATTGTTGCTGTATCGGCAACAACTGTGCTAACACTACCATCTGATGCTGAGACAGGTGATATGATTAAATTTGTTGAGGTTTCTGGAGCACTCTCCTATGCTACTTCTCTGATTATTCGTGCTCCTCAGAGTGTGGCTATCCAAGGTGATTCTGCTGGTACTAACGCTGGTGGTCTTGCTTCTGCATATTCTGGTGGTGAACTAATCATTCAGACTAGAAATGCTGGATTTGGATTAGTTTACATGGGACCAAACGACGGTGGTGGTGCTGTAATTCCTCCCGCATATCGCGGTTGGTGGTTAACGGAGATCTGATTTAAATGGCTGCTAATTACGAAACACAGAAAAAGATGCGTGCCGCTCAGGTCGGCACCATCATGCCTTGGGTGGGAGATGCTGCAACAAAACCAGATGGTTGGTTGGAGTGCAACGGGCAAACGTTGGAAGCAGTTGATTATCCCATTCTTGCTTCCGTTCTTGGTAATACATATGGTCCACAAAATGGATTGAATTCTAGAACATATGGTAACTATTTGCTTGGTGATCAGTTTAGATTACCATCATTGAATGGTAGGGTTCTAACTGACTATGAACCAACATATATTAACGAAACATCTTTGCAAATGGGACAAACATATCCCAGTGGTGCGGTTGGTGGTCTAGTTATCATTGAAGGCGAGACAGATCTTTCTCGTACATCACAAACTGTTAATGTAACTAGTGGTACTGCTCAACTTGTTCTTGGAACTGGTGTGAGTGGAACAGGATTACAACTAACACTCGACTGTGATGTTAATGGTCGTGTTGCTGTTTCTAATATCACTGCTAAAGGTAGTGCATTTGCTACGGGAGATAAATTAACAGTACCAGCAACTGTATTCAGTGGTAATGATGATATTGTTATCCAAGTTGCATGGGTATTACCTTCTGTTGCTGATGTTATTACACCAACAGGACCAGGAACTGTACAACTAATGAGTGGTGATGGATCTGCTATTAGTCCACCAACAGCAATGAATGCTACCGCTGATTTAAACTTTGTTGTTACTGATTCGCAGAATCTTACTGGACAGATTAGATCATTTAGTATCAACCCTCCTGCATATTTCAAGAGTTACTATACTATTCCTAGGAAGTTAAGTAAAGATCATATGCCCGCACACAGGCACTCATCACCAGCTGGTATTGGTGGTTACACTCGTGCTGATCCCGATGCTGGATTTGTTGAGGACTTCCAATGTCCTATCCTAGTTCCTGGTGTCGAAAGTAACCAGAAACAAAAACTTTTGGGTCCTGGACCTGGCGGTGATATTGATAGTGTTGACCCTGGTATTCTCTACGTTACGTATTATCAGGAAGGTGCTACCCTTTTGACTACATTTGGTCCTACTAAAAATAATACTTCATCTGTTGGTACACATATTAAGATGCCTCTTTGGGAAGGTCCTATTCCTAGAGCATTGAATGGTACATTTCCTAATGAATGTAATTATCGTGAGTCCTCCCAGTCAGGTTTTATGACCAATAAGAAGAATTGGTATGGTAATCAAACTGCTGACCAAATTAATCAGGCATCTGGTGCATCTCAAACATATCCAACTACATTGAACCACAATCAGGAAAACATGACTGGTTCTGGTAATTCAATTAATTCACACAACCATTATTCTTTTGAGGTTGTTATGAATGCTGGATTTGTTAAACCACCTTCCATTGTTCCAGTTGATGATATTCAAATTCAGAGTAATCTAACTGGTCAACCGACTAATGTTGGTGTGCAGAATATCCCATCAGCACTAAATATTAACGTGGATATTAAAACTCCCGCGTTGTCCATGATGTACCTAATTAGAGCATACTGATGAAGTTTTTAACAAGAGAAAGGTCAAAATTAGGATCTGCTCCTGGGACTATTATTCAGTGGTCTCTACCAATTCTGGATGGTGATCCTGATGGATCAACAAACGTAGTTAATTTGCCTGCAGGATATTTAAAATGTGATGGATCAATCTATTCAGAGAGACAATATCCTGAACTAGCACGTATTCTTGGTGTTGGTGATGCAAGTATCTATAAAAAATCCGATACAACATTGCTAGAAGATCAATTTCAAGTTCCTGACTTGGGATCAAAGCACATTGAGGCATCTGTTAATGCAAACATCGGTACATATAGAAATATCCAGAAGTTTACTTCTAATGCTACTATCACCAAGGCAGGTGTTGGTGTAGAAATTTCATCTAATGTAGGTAACAGTGCTCAAGTTGGATTCAATGGTGTATTTACCGTACCATCTCAAAACTTTAATTTGAATGGTAATGTAGGGTGGACCGTACCAACAAATACTGAGGCAGAAACTGTTCCTTCTAAAGCAATTGGTCCTCATATGCACTATTCTTCTACTTCTCGTGTTGTCGTGAAGGAAGATCCTGGTACACCTCACGGTGCATATGCTAATACATCTAGACCATATTATCAGAGACCTGCCGATGCCTTAACTGCGACACCTGACTGTAATCCTATTGCTACTGCATATTATCAGCAACAAAAGGGTATTAGTGAACCTAGCAATTGTAATAGTAACTGTGGTACTTTTGGATCACACTTTATTGGTACTAAGACTGGTAGCCGAGGTAGTTCTTCTTCAAACTGGACAGTTAATAAATCTATTACAACTAGAACTGAGGCAAGTTGGCCTAATGAAGTAAACGTAATTATTGGTAATCTTAGACCATATGATGTTCTATCAGAAACTGGTAATTTTGCATATCCAATTTGTAGAAATACTGAACAACCAGTAGAATTCCCTCCTGGTACTGATACAGTAGATTTGACCGAGCACTCTCACAGAATTGAGAAAGATATTGGTGATACTAATTTTACTGCTACAACTACTGTAGAAACTATTAGACCAGACGGTCTGCAGGCAACGGTAAATATTAGAACTGATACTGATACAAAGTTCGATGATATTGTATCTCCTTACATCGTTATGGAATTCCTAATTAAGTATTAAAATGCCTGTAAGATTAGAACACAAATATAATCACCATTACAGTGATATGCATGACGATAGTGGAATACCTATCGGAACTATCATGTGTGTTTTTGTGGATAAGAATGGAAACACTCCTGTTAATGTTGCTAACAGTTATCCTGGATGGTTATACTGTAATGGAGCACAACACAGTGTTAATGATTATCCGATGTTATTTGATGTTATTGGTAATGAGTATGGTGGTACTGATCCATCTACAGTAACACTATCAGATTGGGGCAATTCTTCTGGTACGGTACAGAATGCTGTATTTAATGTACCTGATCTTAGAATGAAAAGAGTTGTGGGTCCTGGTGGTGTGGATGGTTCTGGATCTCTTACGCCTGATAATGCACAGATGAATGTCGGTGATGTTGGTGGAGAATGGTATATCTCTAGAGCTAGACAAAACGAAGAATATAGTGTAGGATCTGTAAGGGTTGAAGGATATAGTGAGTGTATTGGATTTATTTCAGGAACACTGGGAGGAACAGCAGAGATTACTATTGGTCCTCTACAACCAAGAGTTTTGAATGGTCCACCAGCACACAACCATATTGTTATAAACTCTGAGGCAGATCAACGTAATGCAGGTGATAATGGTAATGATCCTGATGGTGGTAAATCTCCAAACTATATCACTAACTTAGCACCAATTGATCAGTGGGATCCTACAAATGGAACCCAAGCTGAGCATAGTCACTGGTTATCAGATAAAGCTCCCAGAAGAACGGGAACCAATGCGATGTATTCTTATTGTACATCACAACCATATACAAACTCTCCTACTGCATATACTAACACGTATGGTGCAACTAAAGTAAATGAGGGTGGATTAAACGATAAGAATGAACCTGTTGATTTCTTTGAATCACAGGCATTAACTGGTGCTAATGCAATCACACCAGCACAAGCAGGTATGACTCTTAATGAGGGCACACTTACAATGACTGCTGGAGAACAAATTAGCGTAGTTGCTGGTATTATTCCACAAACACCAGTTCCACTTGTGCTAAAATACTTTAGGGTTAAATATTTAATTAAAGCTTGGTAACATTATGGGTATTACGACACCTGGATCATCCAATTTTAATGAGATGGTCTCACCTATCATTCCTATCAATATGATGGGTGGAAAGGGACAATATGACGACTTCATTGCTGTTTATGAAAATTTCATGCCGTCTGCGGTATGTAACGATATCATCAGTTTTTATGATGAATGGAAAGAACAAGCAGTAAAACAGCACATGAGTAGCGATCTTCGTAGTCGTCATGCATTTGATAACTATGAAGAATCTATGACTGGATCACACCAGTTTTCTCAAGGTGAACTGGGTAGATTTGACTACTCCATCATGCTTGAAACTCTCAATCACACATTGACTGCTAGAATCAATCAGTATCTGCAGTCGGGAGTAAATGATTATTGTGCTCAGTATAATGCACTTGGTGGAACTCCATTAACCTCATGGAATGTTAAATTCCAAGAAACTCCTGCAGGTGGTGGTTATCATGTTTATCACTATGAGCGTGGTTCTTGGAGTGAAACTGCTAGAGAACTCGTTTGGATGATCTATCTTAACGAAGACTTTGAAGGTGGTGAAACTGAGTTTTTATATCAAAAGCGTAGAATTAAACCAAGCACAGGTACATTAGTTATTTGGCCTGCTGGGTTTACGCACACACATAAAGGCAACTTAGTGCTTGATGGTACTAAATATGTTGTAACTGGATGGTACTATAAGCAACCTGTATAATATGGCAGCTCCTAATCTCACAAACAAAACAATCCAAGTTGTTGGGTTGAATAAGACCATCGTTCGTGGCGGTCACTCTAGAACTTTCACTGATAAAGAATGGTCTACTTATGTGGATCCTATCCTTTACCCATTGTGGGACAGTGATAAAGATATCTTAGTATCATTTTCGTATGCAGACTCTCCAGTTGAAACTTGGAAGTGTGATAAGAAAAAGTATGTTCGTAATCATACAACAGGTGAATACTTCTGGAAACCATACATCTTTACTGAAGTAGAGATTGATGTAGTTCGTAAGTTGGTTGATGACTTAGATGAAGCATTCGACGCTTTGCTCTCAGTTGAATTTGAGGCACAAGATGTTAGAATGAATAGAGCTGTTGAGGCATCTAAAGGATTATCTCTTACACGAGTTAAATCATGGAGAGATTTCTTCTTGCATACTAGTGACTGGACAATGCTACTAGATGCACCAGTTACTGATGCTGAGAGAGAAGATTGGAAGAAGTATAGACAACTATGTCGTGAACTACCTGATCAGTTTGAGTCTGGTACTCAGGTTTTAGCTGAGATTAAGATTCCTATTGATCCTATTATTTTCAAGAAGAACTATCTACCTTTGAATGAAGGAGCAACATATCTTGGAAGTGATGATCAGTGGGTCACATTCCCCAATAAAGATCACCCTGGTGGTGCATTGGAAACAGCAATGAAAGTTTACATGGATCTCGCATTGCAACTTACTAGACCTGCACCATTGTTTAATGTAACTAACACTTCACATATTACTGATCCTGTTGAAGTCTTGCTCGCAGAGATTGAGAGAGAGCAAGCAATTGTTGATAAATTGAGAGCGGAGCAAGCAGCACAGAATGATTCGACAACATAAATGGTTAGACCCAGTAATCTGTAAAGGCATTAATGACCTTATGGATTTTGGTCAATTTGAAGATGGTAAAGCAACTGGTTCTGGTAATAGAAACATTAAAAGGAATAGAGAACTGATTGATTCTGATCAAGCAGCGACTCATCTGTTTATAGATGCATTTCGTGAGGATCCTTGGTGTACTGCATTAACAATCAGACATCATACTATGCCGATGTTCATTGAATATGATGCAGTGAAAGATGATCAAGGACATTATGATTATCACTGTGATAGTGCTATCATGAATGGATTACGTAGTGATCTGGTCATTCTTACTGCTATTAATGATCACACTGAGTATGAAGGTGGTGATCTAACACTCAAAGTTGGTAATATCAATGTGCAGATGAGACTAGAAGCTGGTCAAAGTGTTGTATTTGATCCTAACTTGTGGCATACAGTATCACCAATTACGAAAGGTAAGCGTAGAATGTCTGTTATCTGGGCAGAATCATTGATTCAAGATTCCTGGGCACGAGAATTATATTATGACTACATTGATATCAATGCTAGATGTTTAAATAGTATTGATGAGAAACTGTGGTATGAGCAAGGAAACGAGATGGATCCTGCTACATATCTGCAGGCATTTAAAATGAAATTATTACGCCAGTATTCAAACCCTAGAGACCAATGAACCAATTTTCAGGATTAATGGATATTATTTCCCAAGCAGCAATGCAGATGGGACAACCAATTCTATTCTATAATGCTAATAACATTAGAGATCTAGAAGCAAAAGGTGAGGTTGATAAACTCAACACTGTCTATGCATTCTACAAAGAACTTTTGTCCAAAGATATGTACACAGAGTTCTTTAACTCCTCTTATGGTGCAGTAACTTATAGTGATAAGTACACAGCACAAGACTTTGGTGAAGATTATTTCCCACGTCCTGGACTGTGCCCTGATGCTGATCACTACGTCTATGCATGTGTGTTCTTGCCTAATGGTGCTATTGAGTGGGAAAATACTGATCCTCCGACAGGTGCTGGGGGCGAATCTGAGTAACTAGGAAAGAATCTCCTGGTTCATGGTAACCATGAAACTGAATAGCAGTCTCTACACCTTCTAGATAGGCGGTGAAGTGTCCATGGGGTTCACGAAACTCCAGATCAGTATCCTTCTTTGGA